CCTCCTCCAGAAGTATTACGTCCGCCACCTCCACCTGCTACTACTAAATAATCTACATCAGCTGTAGCTTGTGCTGTAAAAGTTCCTGATGAATTAAATGTTGTTACTTTTGCACTAAAAGTATTTGTTGTTACTTCGTTAGGAGGTCCAATAATTCCGCCATTTGCCATAGCTAGTTATCTCCTTAATCTGATATTACTTCATATGATATTAAACATTCAAGATCACTATTTGCTGAAGCTGTACCTTTAATAATTTCTGTTTCTTCTAAATAAAAACCATTATTTTTATCTACTAAAGATAATGTAGCATCAGCTGGTACAGAAATTGTACTTGCAATGGCTCTGTCAGTAGATCCGTCATTATATTTAATTGTAACATCAGCAGCATTTGTTCCATCAATATTTGCAATCATAATAGAATTAATTTTAAAAACGGTATTTGCTGTCGCTGTAACTAAATTTGTTTCAGTAGTTGTTAAAGCAAAAGTATCTGTTTTTCCATTAATAGTTGCAACATTAACTATGTTTGGGTTTGCCATATTATTTTTCTCCTATTATCCAAATACTATTGCCATTGCAATAGCCTTACCTGTTGTTATTCCAGCTGAAGCAAAAGATAAAGTTTTACTTCCATCTGTTACCAAAGCTTGTCCACTACTACCATCTGAAGAAGGTAATGTAAAGTAATTTGATGAACCTTGGTTACCTATACCTTTAACATTTATATTACCTAAATCTGCCATAACATCAGTCATAGCTGTTCCAGTCGTATAAACAATAGATTTAGTTCCTTGAGAAACAGCAACACCATTTGCTGCATGTCCTGTATTTCCAAAAGTTAAACTATAAGAACCTGTTGTATTATTAAATACTAAATATTCACCTTCAACCGCATCTGTAAATACATTAATATTAGCACCTAAAGCACCTGTAAATTCAATTACTTTATTATGTACTTGATCATCTGTAGTACTATCATCAGTATTACTTGTTGAGTTATTTGATACTAAAGTAACATTAGCTGATCCAGCAACATTAACTGCAACATAACCTCTTACTGATGAATCAATTCTGTTAAGAACATAGTTTACAAGATTACCCCAGTTACCTGAATTTGCTCCTGAAGCTTGACGTTCTAGTTTTAATCTAGATGTAAAAGTTGAAGACATAATTTTTTATACTCTATTAATTTAATTTTGTAAATAATATATATTTGTCATGATTTGTACACTAAATATTAGTCCAAATTTCAGTATTTCCATCTGAAATGTCGTCCCAAAATCTTAAATCTACTGGAATAACATTAGCTTGTAAACCAGTCATATTTAAAAAGTTATTAGAGTTAGGTATAATAGAAGCTAAAGATACTGTTATTTCTTGACCAGTTATAGAAAAAAATCCAGAAGTAGAAATTGTTACAGAACTTATATTAGCATTAGCATTTATTCCAGTTATAGGAATAAAGTTTTCAGTATCAGTTGTAATACTAGATAAAGAAGATGTTAAACCTTGTCCTGTAATATCTAGTGTATTAGCAGTTCCTGTAGCAATACTACCTAAATTAGATGTTAAATTAAAAGCTGGAGTTACAATAGTAACAGCTCCACCTGCTGCTATTGAATAAGTTCCGATAAAAGTATTAGCTAATAATCCTGTAATTTGATTTACTGTTGCAGCTGTTGCAATTACATTTCCTAATTCTACATTAGCAACTTGGCCACTAATAATAATATTAGAACTAGCTTGTGCAGTTGTAAAATTTAATGCAGTATTAAGTTGTTGACCAGTAGTTTGGAATATAACTCCATTACCTGTTAAAACTAATCCAATTGCAGAATTCCATGCACCTTCATTCCATGATTCTCTACCCCAACCTTGACCAAAATTAACAGATGGTAAAATTTGTTGACCAGTTATAACAGCAGCTGAATCAGGTGATGAATTCCACGCACCTACATTCCAACCAAGTCTACCGTAACCTACACTTGCACTCATAAGGAATTTCTCCTTATGCTATTCTTATTAGGCCAGCAGTCGAGTTAGCAGTAGGAAATTGTAATTCAAAAGTTCCGTTTGTAGAAGTTTTAACTCCACCAAAATCTAAAACTGCAATCGCTGAATTACTATTATTTGCATTATATAATAATGCTGCTTGTGCAGAAATTGTTGCATTTGGAAAAGTTACATTATCAGCATCAAAAATTGCAGTAGTTCCATCTACAGAAATTGCTACATTAGTTAATGTGTTTCCACCTGCAGTATAATTAGTTCCAGATGATGATACTTCGTTTGCTGTTGCGTAAGCAGTTGTGTTTGCTGCTAATGATGCTGTGTTATCATACAAAGCACATTTAATTGATTGTGCTGCAAGGTTTCCGCCAGGCGACATTAAGTCTTGTTTGAATACAGTAGCTATCGCTTGTGTTATTGCCATATTTATTGTCCTCCAGTTAATGTATTTGTACCTAGTGGGCTACCAGGAAACTTGTAGTCGGTTCTTCTTCTTCTACGAGCTTCATTGTTAATAGCAGCTACTTGTTCTTTATACAAATTTTTGTATATAGTATAGTCTTCCATGTTCTTTGTAAAGAGATTTGCTTCAGCTAAACTAGCATAAAGTAATGTACTTGGAATATTTTCTGTATACCAATTTGTAGTATTAGTATTAGATAATGGATTAATTTTTCCTTGATATCCTAATTTTAAAGTATAAGCTTGATCTGGAGTAGGTGCTAAATATACTCTATCGTCATCAAAATTAGCAAAATATTTAGGTTGACCTTGAAGAGATATATCTGGCCAATATTCTTGAACAAAAGCTAAAGGTTTCATTTCTAAATAACTTACATTAGAACCAACAGTTACTGTTAAATAATTAAATAACATAGGTTCGATAGTAGTAGGAAGATTTACAAATCTATCACCAGCTACAGCTGTAGTAGTTACATTTTCATTAAAACCTATAGGATCAATATCTCTAGATAAAGATTCAAAAGCATTTCCTATAAAATTTTCTATTTGATTAGTAAAGTCAGTTCCTGTATTTTCAGCCCAAACTTTAATATCATTTTGTAGACTGCTGTACGTCATTGCCATTTTTAATTACCTCGTCAATTTTAAACTTTGTCCAAACATGTCCTGCAAATGGATAAGTTCCATAATGTGTTAATGGACTTTGAAGATCAGCATGTATTTTACCGCCTATTTTTTGCCATAATCTACAAAAAGCATAATCTTCACTTAAATATCTATTACTTTTTTCATCAATAATACAGTCAAAAAATGCAAAACAATTTTTACTTGCATATCTATCATTATTAATAATTTGATCGCTGGTATATTGAAGATTAGGATATGATTCTTTCATTTTATCAAAAACTTCTTTTTTAATTAACATAAATCCTGTTGCAGCATCTAATACTTCTGTAAAACCTTTAGTTACTTGTATATTTTTTGGATCTGCAAAATTTAAATTGTATCCTAAAGCTCTTTGTTCTAACATATCAGCTCCATGTTCTTTTACCATATCTGGAATACCTTTCCAATCAATAGATTTTCTAGGATATATTCCACAAGCTATATCTACATCTTGTTCTAATAATCTAGTAATTGATTCTCCTTTAAATCCTATATCTGCATCAATAAATAATAAATGTGTAAATTCACTATCTTTTTTTTCGCATAAATCTAGAAATTGACTTACTAAAGTATTTCTAGCTCTAGTAATTAAACTTTCATTTCCCATAGTATTTAAGTGAACTTTAAATGAATGTTTAGCTGCTTCTTGAGTTAAACTTAAAATGCCATGAAGATATCCTTCTGAAAGTAATCCTCCATAACAAGGCGTTGCCACCATTATACCTAATTTTTTATCTTTTATCATGTTACAACAGTAACACTTCCTAGACCCATTTGTAACAAATTTGTGTTGTTTGTATACCAAGTAGTAGGAATAGTTGCAACTCCTACATATACAGAATTACCAGAAGTATTTTCAAAACCAGGTAAAGCAGTTACTTGATTAGGAACACCACCAGTAGATGAACCAGGTATTCCACCTCCAGTTCTTGCTGCTTGTGTAGCAGATATATTAGCTGATGGTCTAGCATTTTGTAAAGTTTGTGCATCAGTAAAATAAGTTAAATCTAATTGTGGTTGTTTAGGTTCCCACTCTGAAGTATGAACAAACATACCAGTCCATTCAAAAACCATTTCT